AGTAAGAAAGAGAGAAGGTAAACCTTCTCTTGCGCTTGTGCCGAAAGCAGCCCGTTTCGATGAATTTTGGGCGGCCTATCCGCATCGCGGCGGCGCCAAGCGTGGCCGTAAGCCAGCCGAGGCCAAGTACCTCGCAGCGGTCAAGGCTGGGGCTTCTGAGCAAGACATCATTGACGGGGCCAAGCGCGCGGCAATGGACAGGCAAGTGCGGGCCGGGTTCGCCCGCGACCCAACGACATGGCTGAACCAAGACGGATGGAATGATGAAATAGACGTATCAAGGGAAAATCAGAATGGCACGGGAACTCACAACGGCGCAGGCACTCGACCCGGCCCACATAATGCGCTCATGGCCGGATTTGCTATGGCAGCCGATAGGCTCAAGAACTGAGCGCGACGTGATCGAGGCCAATGCCGCTGCGCTATCACAGCCAGCTTCTGGGCAATGGCTGATGGCACGGGTTGCTGCATTGCTGATGGATTACTACGCCGCCGATGTTCCCGCTTCTATCGTCAGCATGGCCGCAGAGGATTGGGCCGATGAACTGGCCGAGTTTCCGCAATGGGCCGTGACTGACGCGGTTCGCTGGTGGAAAGGCGAAAGCAACCCGGATCGGCGCAAGAAACCGCTGGCCGGTGACATAGCTGCGCGGGCCAGGCTGGCAATGGGTCCGGTCATCGTCGCTCGATTGGCTGTGACGCGGTTCGACAACGGCAAGATGCCTTGGCAGCCTGCCGAGGTGCCGCCCCGTAAGCCGCAAGACGCAGCAGAACGGCAACGCATAGCCGCAGAGGTTTTGGCCGCTGCAAGCTTTACCCCAAAACGCATGGACACTGCACAATGACAAAAGCGAAATTAATCAACGAAGCCCTGTTTGCGCAAATGTGGCAGGCAGGGGAACAGCCCAAGGCCATCGCCCTAGCTGTCGGACTGCATCGCTCATGCATCGCCAATCGCGCGGCAAAGATGGGCATCGCACGGCCCGAGCCGGAAGGAACGCTGGGGCCGCGCGCCAAGCACACGGACCGGGAACAGTTCACGAAAATGTGGATCGCAGGCGTTAGCATGGGGAAAATTTCTGCCGTGTTCAACATCGGCGAGAACGCCATCCGCGCAAGGGTGGACGCTTTCGGTCTTGAACGGCGCGCGGTCGGCGGCCAGCGACAAATGATCAAGGGCGTCAGTACAAATTCGAAGCCAAAAGCAGATCCCGCGCCCGCGCCAGAACCGGCATACCGCCCCGGACTGTCGGACGCGATCAAGCGGGCCTTGGCGGCCAAAAACCCGATCAAGCGCCTCGGTGATGTGTCCACCATGTACGGCATGAAATACCGCGAAGTGCTGGAAATGGCCGGGGTGCAGCCATGAGCCACGGTGAAACGATCAAAGCAGACTGGCAGAACATCGTCACCATACGGCCGGGACCCGTGCTGCACGTCTGGCGCAACGGGGCGGAGTTCTGCGCCGTGCCCCTGACGCACCGAGCCGCATTGAACATCATCGGCAGCCTGACTGCAGCCATGCAAGTGTCGGATGCGCCAAAGGTCAAGCCGCTTGAGTGGAAACAATACGAAGGGAACATCTTTTGCGCCAAAACGCCTTGGGGCTGTTATTTTGCGCAATGGGATGACGAGATTGGCGCGTTCTTTGCCAGCCTCGAACTTGGCGATCATGAAGATCCGATCATTATCCAGCCGCAAGACGTTGCGTCCATGTCGGAAGCCCAAGCTGCAGCCCAAGCCGACTATGAATCGCGCATCCTTTCAGCTTTGGTGCAACCATGACCCACAGCGCCCGCCAGAGCGCACAGGAGGGGCCACACAGCCCCGCGCCGATACATCCGGCCACCCAAGGGCAACTTGACGCTGTAGCGCCCGCGTTTTGGCCTGTTGTGGCGGAATTGGGTTATCGCGGCATCTTCGTGCAGTTGGGCGCAATACGCAGCCGCCAGACCTGCCCCGAGTGCAGCCCGACACGGCGCAAATCAACGCAGCGTTGCCTGCGTGTCGAACTAACCAGCCCGACAACGGCAAGGGTCAAATGCAAGCATTGTCCATATTGCGAAAGGATCACAGCATGAGCGAATGGCAACCAATCGAGACAGCACCAATCGTCGGGACGATCCTCCTCGCATCGTGGTCCGAGGCGCAATCGAGGTACATCATCCGCGCGGGGTTCTGGGAGGACTTCGACGGCGGCGCATGGTGGCCCTACACCATCACAAACCCAACGCACTGGATGCCAATTCCCGCACCGCCGGAAAAACCGATGAAGCCATGACGTTGCAAAAACGCGCAAACCTGATAAAGTGCGACCCAGCGACCGGGCCGCATTGCCCGCGATGAAAGTGATCAGCATGCCGGAAGACCAAAAATTTCCGAACTATAAAACCGTTCAGGTCTCAGCGCTGATCCCATATGCCCGCAACAGCCGGACGCACTCTCCGCAACAGGTAGACAAGATTGCCGCCAGCATCCGAGAATTCGGATTTCTGAACCCCATCATCGCGGATGGTGAGAACGGAATCATCGCAGGCCACGGACGCGTCATGGCAGCCCAAAAGCTGGGGCTTAAGGAACTTCCCGTCATCGAGGCTGCTCATCTCACCGAGGCCCAGCGCCGCGCCTATGTGCTGGCAGACAACCGCCTGGCCCTAGATGCTGGCTGGGACAACGACCTGCTTAAGATCGAATTGCAGGATCTGCAGGCCGAGGGCTTTGATCTGAGCCTGACGGGTTTTGATGTTGGCGAGATTGGCGACCTGTTGGCAGAGCCGACCGTCGGCCTGACCGACGAAGATGCCGTACCGGATGTGCCTGCGGTGCCCGTGACGGTCGAGGGGGACGTTTGGCTGCTGGGGCGACATCGGCTGATGTGCGGGGATAGCACCAGCATCGATGCGGTTGAGCGCTTGTTAGCTGGAGCCGCGATAGACCTTGTCCATACCGACCCGCCTTACGGGATAAATGAAAAGGGAATGCGCGCCGACCGTGGTGGTCTCACCACAAACTCAAAGCTACCTGACTTCAACGACACAAACACGGATGCAGCCCGAGACGCCTTTAACCTTTGCGAAGGTATGGGAATAAAGCGCCAGGTTTGGTGGGGCGCAAATTACTACGCGCACGCACTGCCAGAAACGGCAAATTGGTTCGTTTGGGACAAGCGCGTAGACGATAAGTACAAAGACACGCAATCCGACTGCGAACTGGCTTGGGTCAAGTCGAAGTGGTCAAGCGTTAGAATTTTTCGTCACGTTTGGAAAGGCATGATAAAAGACTCTGAAAAAGGGCAGAAGCGGGTTCATGCAACTCAAAAGCCTGTCGCGTTGGCTGAGTGGGTCTTTGATTACTACAGAGACGTTAAAACAGTGCTCGACCTGTTTGGCGGTAGCGGCAGCACGCTGATTGCGGCTGAGCGGTCTCAAAAGCAATCGTTCCTCATGGAGATGATGCCGCAGTATTGCGATGTCATCATCAAGCGATGGCAGGACTACACCGGCCAGGCAGCAACGCTTGAAGGATCGGGAGAGACGTTTAACGCGCTGGCAGCGAAGAGGATTGCAGCATGAGCCGCCGTCCGCACGCCCCCACAAAGGAAAGCCGTCAGATTGTGCAGTTGCACGCCACCATCGGCACGACGCAGGCTGTCATCGCCGATATCCTTGGCATCGATGGCAAGACCCTGACCAAATACTACCGCGAGGAACTGGACCAAGCCCTGGCCCGCGCCAACGCATCGGTTGGCGGTGCGCTGTTCAACAAGGCCAAGGGTGGCGACACAGCCGCCATGATCTTCTGGATGAAAACGCGCGCCGGATGGCGTGAGAAGCACGAGATTGAACACAGCGGCCCCGACGGCGGATCAATCCCAATCGAAATCAAGCGAACCATCATTGATCCGAAGGCATGAACTTAACCATCAACACGCCACGCTGGGCGCTTCCGATCCTGCAACGCGAGGGCGCCCGCTACATCGGAGCATTCGGAGGGCGTGGATCTGGGAAAAGTACGTTCTTCGCGGAATGGATCGTCGAACGTTGCGTGATGCGCAAGACCGATGTTGTCTGCGTGCGCGAGGTTCAGAAGTCGCTGAAGCAATCGGTCAAGAAGCTGATTGAAAACAAGATCGATGAGCTTGGCGTTGGTCATCTGTTCCAGGTGCAGCAGGCCGAGATCAAATGCCCTCACGGAGGCGTTATCATCTTTCAAGGCATGCAGAACCATACAGCCGACAGCGTGAAGTCGCTGGAAGGGTTCGACATTGCCTGGGTGGAGGAGGCGCAGTCGATCAGCCAGTTCTCGCTTGATCTGCTACGCCCGACCATCCGCAAGCCCGGATCGCAACTTTTGTTCAGTTGGAATCCACGGTTCGACACAGATCCGATTGAGGTTCTGCTGCGTGGCACCAACCCGCCACATGACGGT